CAACTACAGCGGTCTTTCAGACCATTGTGTTCACTCTGGTATCATTACTAAGGAAATATTTCGTGCGCGTGCATTTCAAGCGCATGAACGGAGAATATGAACGATAAATTTAGAACATCTGCTAGCGGTAACGTGTTTAATACAACCGCAGGCACTGGCAAGCTCTGGGTTGATGGCCACGGCACAACAGCGTCAACCAACATAGTTATTGGTAGGGCGCCACAACTGGAACATGACGACACGCCCAAGACAGATGAAGCATTGCGCCAACAGAATGCGGAGCTGAAAGCACGGCTAAAAGATGAAGCGCACAAGCGCGAAGAGCTGCAATCGCAGATCAATATGCTACAGCGTGAGGCAAGTGACGCAGAGCGGCTTACAGAGAGTCTGAGGGCGCAATTACGACAAGCACAGCAACAGCAGGTGACTATGAGCGCAAGCTCCTTCACGCAGAAGGAACTGAAAGTCATGCTGAACAAACTACACCCGGACAAGAACAAGGGCAGCGAGATCTGCACACAGATTACCCAGAAGATCATCAAGGCGAAGGGCAAATGAAGATCTTTTTGACAGAATTTACATGGGACGGAGTAGAACACTCAGGCCCTAATTTAATCGCGGACACATGGGAAGAAGCACAGCTTATTGCCGAAGGCGCAGGACTGAAAGTCGTGGGTGAGCTGACTGATATCGTAGTGTCTGATGAAGGGTTAGAGACACTGCACTAGGTGTGCGCGTGTCGCTGTATAAGTGAGTATAACTTGACACGGGAAATATGGGACGACATGGCAGACAAAAAAGGCGCACTATGCACTGGGCTATACCCTATGCTGAAAGCCTTATGTTTACTGGGTTTATTACTATAGGTAGTGTTAGGTAACAGTATATAAAGATATTTTTAATAGGCACATAAACAAGGAGAAACACAGTTATGTGACGTACAAATAGGTAGTAATGCGGTTATATGTACCCTGCACTACCTGAATGCAAACGGAGGCAAAATATGCAGCAATTTAAATACGACGATGAGCTAAGTTTTGAATCAAACTTTGATCGATGGTTCTTGCTTAACACAGACGAGCGCAGAGCATATAATGAGGAACCATACGAGCGCGATGAAGCGTTCATGGTGTTTAAAAATTACGTGAAGGATAAATGGCAGGAAGACCAAAAAAAGAAAAGCCGCAGCTAGTCGCAGTACCTGATCAATTCGATAAGGACGAAGAGCTGGGCATTACTGCTATGCAGAATGCATTCGTCTGGCATTACACCGAAGGTGCATGCAGTCAGACTGAAGCAGCACGACGTGCCGGGTTCGAGTTTCCATCTTCAGCTGCGAACAAGATGCTCAATGGCAAGAGCTATCCGAAGGTTACTAAAGCGGTTCGACTCAAGCAGGAAGAGCTGCGAGAGAAGTACGCGATAACTCCGCAAAAGACTGGCACGATGCTGTGGAAGATAGCGGAGACTGCATTCGAGGATGGACATCACAATGCGGCGGTGTCTGCTATCAAAGAACTCAATCAACTCGCTGGTTTAAACATCAGCAGATCTCAGAACCTAAACATCAACGCCAACATTGACTCAATGTCCAGCGAAGATATTAAGGACCGACTCGCCAAGATTCTGGGTGCGGAGAAGCTTGACCCAGATCTTTCTGATCACTAGAAAAAAAACCTATTCCTGACCTCGGCGCACAGCCCCGGCCTCAAAAATCGCCAAAAATCGACCTTTGCCCGTAAGTCATTGATTTTACAGGGCTTTTTGCGTGTGTGGGCGTGTGCAAATGTGTGCAACAATGTGCGCGCAGTGAGCAGAGGGGATACGCCATAGGTTCGCTGGGACTCCTAAGTGCTTGATTTTTAAGGAGATTTTGCATTTTTTCTGACCCGTACACCCCCTGCACAAAAACACACATGCAGGCAACGCTATAGCTGAGTTTGGTACATTCAAAACTCAAAAAAACTCATGGAAAAAAGAGCCGCCCCTACCTCTTGGAACTACCGGAGAAGAGATAAGGACGGCCATCCTTCCGCCCTAGGATGTCGGGTGTAAGGGTCGGGCTTCAGGCACCTGCGTTTCACAATCTGCCGATTTGTGGTCTGCAAGCGATCTAATGGTATACTGACGATATGGTTATATCAATTCACAAGGTACCCTATGGGCGCGGATTCTAGGAGAAAAGGCGCTACATTTGAAAGATCTGTCGTTGCGCAAATAAATGAGTGGCTTGAGTCCCAAGACATAAATTTTTCGTGCAAACGAAATCTGGACCAATATCAGCAAAAGGACCTCGCGGACATCGACATCCCGTATCATGCGGTGGAGTGTAAACATTACGCCGATGGCTGGACCTACAAACCTGAGTGGCTTGCGCAAGTGCGTGA